CTTCCTCGATCAGCGCCAGCGCATCGGTCGCCGCCTGCGTCCGCAGCACGCGGGCGGTAATCGTCGCCTCGAAACGCAGCGCGGCGTCGTCGTTCTCCAGCCGCAGCGTCCCGGCGCGCACGCTGGCCAGCGGGCGCGCGAACTCGTGCTGCGACAGCAAATGCACGTCGTCGCGCGGGACCAGGGCGCGCGGCCCGAAGACCTCCCGCCGCCCCGGCGCCAGCTCGGTCGGCTGGCCATAGGGGAAGGCGCCCGCAAGCGTCGCCGAGCCGTCGCCGGCCCGCCGCAGCTCCAGCGCCGGCAAGGGCGCGGCGGTCAGCATCACGCCAACCGCACGCCCGTCAGGATGCGCGACTGCGCGGTCCGCGAGACGGTCACGTCCGCCGTCAGCAGCGCCGTCAGCCGCACGCCGCCCGACTTGGCGTCGCTGTAGGGGTCGCGGATCAGGTCCAGCGCACCCCAGGTGGCCACGAACGCGGGCGCCACGCCGCCGGTCGGCGTGGTGAACAGCATCGGGGCCGCCAGCGGATCACCGGCCGGCGCGGGAAGGGCGTTCGCCGAGACGGTGATGTTCTGCGGGAACGTGCCCGTCTCGTTGCGGCCTGCGATCAGGAAGGCGAGCCGGTGATATTCGGTCATCTGGATATCGGCGTTGATCGCCGTCTCCAGCGCCTTGAAGTGTTCGGGCCGCATCAGCGCGCGCACCTCGCCCGGCTGGGTGATGGCGTTGGCCGCCATGAAGGCGGTAACCTCGGTGAGGAAGGCCGCGTAGGTCGGCGCGGCGTTCAACGCGGTCGACGGAACGCCCGCCTGATTGAGCAGCCCGGTCGGCTGGCCGCTCAGGCCGCTGCCCTGAAACACGGCCTTGTCCATTTCCTGCGCGATGGTCCCCGACAGGTCGCGCCGGATCGCCGCCTCCAGCGCGTCGCCCGCCTGCTTCATGGCGCGGCGGGTGATGGCGACTTGGATGCCCAGCGTGTTGTGGGGCTTCATCGCCCGGTCGGTCGTGGCGTAGACGGTCGGTCCCGCGACGTCGCCCGTCTCGGTCGCCGCCCATGCGGCCGTGATGGCGCTCGTGGTCACGGGCACCTCGACCTCACCGGCGCCGACGTTGAGGAACGCGACGCCCATGCGCGCCGCCACGCTGGCCGCAAAGATGCGGTCGATCGACGGGCGGGTGTCGACGGGGTTCATCACGCCCGCGGCGACCGTCTCGCCCGCGCGCGTCTCCAGCGCCTCCAGCGGGACGGGGACGCCGCGATAGCCGCCGGCGCTGCGCAGCTCGGCGACCACCTCGGCCGTGCGGCCGTCGAAGGCGCGGCCCTCGTCCAGGTGAAGCGCCGCCTGCCGCAGCTCGAAGCCGGCGCACAGGTCGCGCCACTCACGCCCGCCGCGCGTCTCCAGCTCGGCCCCGGCGTCGCGGCGCTCGCCATCCTCGGCGATGAGCGCGGCGCGATAGCGGGTCTCGTTGGCGCGATACTCGGCGTCCATGGTCTCCATGGCGCGCGTCTCGTCGTCGGTCGGCTGCGGCTTGGCCGCCAGCTCGGCCAGCGACTGCCGAATCTCCGACTGGCGGCGGGCGATCTTCACGCTTTCCAGCATGGGGAAAGTCTCCATCTAAGGGCCTGTTCGTCATCCGACGATCATGCACAGTCTAACCGATATGCGGCTTGCGCGCCAAGTCTTTTATCGCCATCCGCCACGCCTGCTTTTCCGGGTCATCATTCGCGCCATGGTCCGCTTTCGTCTTGTCAATATGGCAATCTCGACACAGCGTTTGCAGGTTCTCCAGCACCATCGCCAGGTCAGGGCGGCGCGTCACCGGCTGCACATGGTCGACCTCCAGCCGGCCCCGCGCGCCGCAGCGCACGCACCGCCACCCGTCGCGCCGCTTGGCCGCCGTGCGCAGCCCCGGCCACGCGGGGTTGCGGTGCCACGCGCTCACGCCCACACCGGCGCGCGGGCCGCCCGCACCGGCCGCGCCAGCCGGCGCGCGCCCTCGGCCACCGCAAGAATGGTCGCCGCCGCCGCGTCGATGCGGCCCTTGCTGCGGCCCTTGGCGAGCTTGGCGTTGCCCGCCGGGTCGCTCAGCGTCACCGCGTCGGCGAACGCCGAGCGCAACAGCAGCGACGGCGCCACGCGCACGCGCCCGTCGAAGACCGCGGCGCGAAACCTCTCGACATCCTCGGCGCCATCCTTGAAGCCCTGCCCACGCCAGACCACCGGCGCGACGACGCCCGCCGCCGCCATGGCTTCCTCGAACTCGGCTTGGCGGTATCGGTCCGCGACCAGCGCGCCGAGCGTCCCGCCGTCCAGGTGGCGCATGACGCCATGGAGAAAGTCGCGGGCGGGGACCACCGCGTCGCCGAGCGTGACCAGCTCGCCCCGGTCTTCCATCTCGACATATCGCCCGCCCACGCCGTCCGCCGCGCCGCGATGCGCCAGCGTCGGCTTGCTGGGGAACGCGCCGAACGCCTCCAGCCGGCCGGTCGCGGGCCAGTAGAGCGCCGCCGCCGACATGCTCGCCGAGCCGCCCAGGTCGACGCCCACCACCGCCGGCCCGTCGCGCGGCGGAAGGTCGACCGTCTCGGCCGCGAGCCATTGATCGACCGTCAGCAACAGGCCCCGCGTCTCGCCGCTAACCCTTTCATTTATATTATATAATCTGAACGTCGACAGGGCGTTCCCGCCCCGCGCGATGGCGCGCTCGGCCTGCGCGACAAGCCAGTCCGGGGAACTGCCGATGCCCTCTTTCGCGCCGGGGTTGGCCTCCAGCAGGCTCGGCAGATCGTCCGCCGGCAAGCCGGGCGACGGGCGATGCTCCTGAACGTAAGTGCCCGGCGGCGGGTGATCGATCCAGCGGGAAAAGGCGTGCGCGTCGTCCGCCGCCGACGTCGAGATAATCAGCGCCCGGCCGCTGCGCTTGCCCAGGCCCGACAGGATCGCCGCCTCCAGATCGTCGCCCGCGTCCGCAGTCCAATGTGCTCTTTCGTCCATCAGCGCCAGCGTCGGCCCGCCGCCCAACACGTTCTTGCCCTCGGCCGCGACGGCGCGCAGCACATGCCCGCCGCCGTCGCCCTCGAATTCGATTTCAAGCCGTGGCGAGCGCCGGAAGATCAGGCGCGCTTGCAGCTCGGCCGGCAGGGTCCGGGCGAACGCCGCCGCGAAGTTGAAGGCGATGGCCGCTTGGTCGCGGGTGCGCGCGGCGACGATGACCTCCCGCCGCGGCTGGCGGTCCCACACGCCCAGCAGCCCGCCGAGCGCCAGCCCCGCCGACAGCGCCGACTTGCCATTGCCGCGGCCCACCGACAGCACCGCCGCCGCCGTCTCCAGCCGCAGCGCGCCCTTGACGAACGCCCGTTGATAGCCCGCCAGCCGGATCGCCCGGCCCGCCCGCGGCCCCTCGGGGACGCGCAGCGATTGCAGGAACAGCACCGCCCGCTTGGCCGCGTGCTTGCCTGCCTCCCACGGAAACGCGGCCCCGCTGCGAAAATCCCCGGCCCCGCCCCAAAAATCCGACTGCCCGCCCCGTTCCATCACACCGCCCCCAATCCGCACAGCGCGAAAGCGCAAGTCCCACAACCGGTGCCTAGCTGACGCCTTTCACGCTCTATTGGGACCAGACGCGGGGCCGCGCCCACCGTCGCTTCTCCCCAGCAAATCGCGCCGCCTGCCAGACGCGCGCGGCTGGCCTCGCTTGAGGTGACGTCAGCCATAAGAAGATTCCCTGTTTGCCGGCACTGAGTGCCCCACCCCCCGGCACTGAGTGCCTACCCCCGTGAGGCGATAGGCGTTGGACGTGTTCCACGCGCCGGGGTTGCGCGTATCTCTGCGATGCGCGGTCATGATCAGGCGCGCCGCCTCCAGCTCCCGCAGCGCCAGGCGGACGCCGCGCTCGCTCAGGCCCGTCCTGTCGCGCAGGTAATCGCCGAGCAGAAGGCGGCCATGGTGATCGAGCGTTTGGCCTACGACGAAGTCGATGAGCGGTACGACCTCGACATCTTCACCGCGAACCAGACCAGCCAGGATTTTTCCCGAGCTACGGCGAAGCTCAAAAACCATGTCTACGATTATGCGATCACGGACTCGGATGTCGAAAAGGCGTTCGTGAAGGAGCTGGATACAAGCAGCGAAGTGGTGGTCTACGCCAAGCTGCCGCGCGGCTTCCTGATCCCGACGCCTGTCGGGGACTACAATCCCGATTGGGCGATATCCTTTAAGGCTGGCAGCGTAAGGCATATCTACTTCGCCGCCGAGACTAAGGGCACGATGTCGAC